CTTTGTCTAGCACAGTATACCTACCCCAAGCACGTTCTGTAGTGGGTTGACTCCATTCTTTGAGTATCCAACTGCTGCTGTTCTTTTTATCAGTGCCACCTACACCAAAAACAAACTCAACATCGTCGTATATCATTTCAGGAATGTTGTCTTTGATTCTATCACCTCCATTGGCAAATATAACTTTGGTTTGACTGCCTACAGTAGATAACACTTGGAATATTGCAGAACAGGCTGTGTTGTCGCTGTCATTAAAACCTATGACTTCGTCTACACAATCTAGTTCTTTTATTATTGCACAGCGTTCTGCAAAGGACATAAATGGCCTGCCTTTTTTCCGTGTTAACCATTCATCACTATTAACACCTACTACAAGGTGATCACCGAGTTCTTTTGCTGCTTTGAAATAGGCAATATGCCCACTATGTAAAGGATCAAATCCGCCAGTAACTAATACTACTTTCATGTAGATATTTATATGGGCAGTTTATTATTTAAATGTTATTTGACAAGTGTAATGTTTCAAGCCGGTATGTATAATATCAAAAGTTTTGAAATCATTTTTTTGCACAGGCCATGATTTTTTTCTTATATCTAATATAACCTTTGTATTTTCATGACTATGTTTATTGATTAGGTTTTTATATGTGATAGCAGGATAATGAAACCCACAACTTAGTATACTGTATATTACATCAAACTTTACATTTTCGTCTATGTCTATTTTATTTGCATCTACAAACGTATATTGGAGATTTCTTTCGTTATATGACTTTTTTAGATTGTCTAGTGTATTATAAAATCTAAAAGTGTCAACTTCACCTATACCTGTAGATCTTGGTCTGTTTTCCGTATAACTAGTATCACTGTCTAATAACCACAAATCTGTATTATATTTTTTTTGAAATCTTTCAGACTCGAATGCTAAACCGCATCCAATATCTAAAATGTTTTTTGGAGGATCTTTTAAAAACTTATCTAGTATTTTAAAGTTGTTTTCTTTTAACTTTACATATTCGTTGTCTGCCCAAAGATCGAGCCAATAAGTTTTATTCATTGTTTTTAATCCATATAAAATCTCGTCTGTATCTTTCAACAAACTTATATCCAAACTCCTCTAGAAGGTTGGTTAAAACATTTCTTTCTTTTTTATTTTCAGCTTCAGCAATAATAACTGGATTGTGTTTTTGCAAAGTTAACCTTGCACCTAACAAAACTTGTTTTTCAAATCCTTGAGTGTCTATTTTTATTAAATCTGGTACTAAGTTGTAACTATCTATTGTTACAATATCTATTTTTTCATTTATTGTATTTTCAAAATCTTCAAAATCTACAAAACTATATGCACCGCAGTTATTAGCACCTGGTGGTATTTTTATATCTAAACTTTGATTTATTTCGCCGACACCATTTTTATAACAAACAACATTTTGCAAAGATTGTGTATTTTTTTGTAAACAGCTAAAGTTAGATTTTACTGGTTCAAAAGAATAAACATTCTTAAACTTTTGTGCAAATCGTACAGTATGTAAACCTATATTTGCACCAACATCTATTACACAGTTGAAGTTTTTTACATATGCAAGAGCAATGTTAATAGGCTTTTGCTGATACCATGTTTCTGGATAATCGCCAACGCTATCTTGAAAATGTGTATCTATGTTTGGAAAATGCCAACCTTTGTGTTTGTACATGTTTATCTTTCTATAAGTAGTATCTATATAAGTTTAAATATTTTTTTGTATACTTTTGATCGCCTTTTAATGTAAGGAATGCGCTACGATGTTTGTTTTTTCCTATTGCCATCCATGATGTCGGCGAAGGCACAAAGTTAAAATCTTCGGTAAGTTGATTTAGTATTTTTTGATCTCTGCCCCATTTCCAGTTATCAATAGGTATTTCTAATAAACGTTTAGCATATTCTTCTCTAAAGCCATTATTGTTAAATGCAATAAGCCCTGCTAAGTATCTTTGTTCTTTGTGATGCTGTAATACATGCTGATGTTTAAATAAATCATCGAACTCCGATTTATCTATTTTTCTAGTGCATATGCTATCTGCATCTAGTGTAATAACTAGTTCATTATTAGTAAACTTATCTGCAACAGCTAAAAATCTAACCGCTTGCAGATAAGCTATTTCAACATCTTTATTACTAAAGTTTCTGTTTTCTGTTGTATAGTTTACATATGGTAACTGTCTAACATCTCTAGGATTTACAATATGACAGTGTAATCTAATATAAGGATTTTTTGTATGTATACTATTGAACAACGGTACTGCCCAATCGTCGTGATACTTTCTGTCACATCCTACTAGTATGTTATAATGTTGCATCTTCCATTCCAGCTACTCTTAACTTTACAATATTAGTTATCTGCCATTGCTTCTGGTCCAGCGCCTTTAAGACTCCTAACCATCTGTTACGTATCAATGCAAACTCGTTGATAATCTTTTCGTAATCGACTACGTCTGCTTCGCCGTCGACATACTTTTCAACGTCACGACTGCTCAATGAACGTTGATAGTTTTCTAAATATTGTTTAAAAAACTTACTACGCAATCTGCGCAGTTCAATGTTAAGGTATTCTAATATTGCTTCTAGTTCTTGTAGTTGATTAAATCTGTGTTCAACTATTCCTGGCATCTCAGCGGCAGCTTTTTCAATACTACCGCTGAGTTTTACTTCGTTTTTTGCTGATGTTAGTTCATTTTCAAAGTATTGTATAGCCGAGGGTATTTGATTAATATCACGACTTACACGACTATACCATCCCATTACTCATCCCAATCTTCTTCAATATCGTCCTCATCCATTTCTAAACAATATTGAATAGCAGCATCTAGATGCTTGTCTGTACCTAACATATCTTTAAGTTGTATATCATCTAAACCGTAGTCTATGAGCATATCAACATATTTTTCTGCGGCCATTTCAATGTGTTTTTTATCTAGATACTCTTTGAACATCATCCATGTATCAGCAACAAACTCTTCATTCATTCTCGATCAACTCCTCGTTATAGTCCACGACTTCTTCGTTCGCTTCTGCCATATTTACCATTTGCTCTTCTTTTTTTGGTAGATCTGCCATGACCATTTCGAGTAGTTCACCTGTCCAGTTTTTGCGATATTCTAGTGTTTCATTTCCTTCACTATCAATATACTTGTAGCGATTGCCTTGCTTCTCTAGCAAGCCTTTTCCTTCGAACATATCAAATAGTCCACTATAAGGATCCATGCCTGTTTCGTAAGGAATCTTAACTTGTACTGCTTCAAACGGTTTAGCGTAACGTGTTTTCATAACTTTACATGCTGCACGAATACCGTTTACAGTGCTGGTTTTGTTACCATCTGCGTCTTCTTTTAGTTTTAGCTTTTTCATTGCTACAACCATTGAACTTGCATACACAAAGCCCGAGCCGCCTGAGATCTTATCGTCTGGATCAAACATATCTTGCGATGCATATGTGTGGTTAGTAACACACATACCTACGTTGTATGAACCAAACATGTTAACACAGTTAGTTACAAGTGCTTTGAGTGCTTTGGCCTTACGACCCATATCACCTTTCATATCACCTGCTTCAAACTGATTAACTTCGGTAGGCGACATAAGCATACCCAACGAGTCGACTACAAACAATACCTTAGGACGATCTTCTTCGTTCATGCCACGATAGTCGTCCATAAACGTACTAATAGTCTTAGCAACATCGTCAATCATTGCCATGTTTAGTTTTAGTAGTTTATCTTCTGCTGTATCAACACCAAGTGCTTGTAACCAACTTTCGTCAAGTGCGTTTTCGCTGTCAATAAGAACAACAAAGATGCCTTGTTCTTGTGCCGACTTTACAATATTACCAGACACAATGTAAGACTTGCCTGCACCTGATTCGCCTGCAAATACGCTTACTTTACCTAGTGGAATACCTTTTTTAAAGTCTCCACTAAGAAGGTAGTTGAGTGCATAGTTGCCTGTGCTGATCCAATCTTGTGGATCATTAAATCCTGCACTCATACCTTTAATAGATTTTGTTAATGAATTTCGAAACTTTGTAGGATCGAATGCTTTTGTAGCCATACTTTATCTCCTAATCTAAAAAGCAAAACGGGTTGCAATCCTAAGACTGCAACCCTTTTAGTATTACTGACCTTGACGTGCGCGGATCATTGCAAGAATGTCTTGTGCGCCACCTGCATTTTCTGCCGGTGCTGCTTCTGCTGCTGGTGCAGGAGTTGCTGCCGGAGCAG